AAACATTTAATGTTATTAAAAGAAAAAGAGGAGAATAGTAAAATGAGATGTATGTGCCTAACACAAAAAGGATTACAATGTAAGAATAAGGGTGACAAACATAATATGGGGTTTATATGTAAAATACATTCTAAACAAGATTTAGATAAATTAAAATTTATAAATTAAAATTTATAAATTAGTTTAAAATTAATAACAAATTAATTTATAAATGGGCGATAATCAAGTTGTAGCTTTAATAAAAAATTGGATAACTTATGATGAGAAAATAAAACAACTTCAAAAAGAGATAGCAAACAATAGAAAAGAAAAAAAGGTTTTAACAGAAAAATTAACCCAGATAATGAAATCAAATAATATAGATGAATTTGATATTAATAAAGGAAAATTGGTTTATAATAAAGTAAAAACAAAAGCTCCATTAAGTAAAAAACATCTATTAACAAGTTTAAACCAATTTTATAAAAATGATAATGAAATGGTTGAAGAATTAACAAAATTTATTATGGAAAGTAGAGAAGAAGTTACCAAAGAACAAATTAAACATAAAGATTAATATTATCAGTATATATATGTCTTCAAATGCTAAAAAAATTAATTTATATGACACACAAAATACAGATAATTATTATCGTTATCAGATAGAAGATACTTTAATACGTGTCAAACCTAAGGGTCAATACAATAAGTTAATATTTTGTATTTATAGAATAAATACATCAGGGTTGCATCCTTTTTTAGAATATCTTTTATATAAATATTCTGAGACCAATAGTTTGTCGCTTCCTATTAGTAACGAACAAGATATAACCAAATATATGAACATGATTTTAACAAATCAATATAGTTTTAGAATAGTAGGTTATTTAAACAAAGATGACAAACTCTTAGTGTATATTAAAATAAATCAGAATAATAATGATAATAATAATATATTAAAATTACAGTCGGAAAATATATGGTGGTGGACAACTATTGATGAAATAGTTAATGTTAAAAGTGTATATAATTATAAGATAGAAGAATCAACTACCGAAATGTTTTTAAAAAATAAAAAAATGTGCTTTCTAAAAGATATCAATAATAAAACAATACAAGTACCTTCTACATTTTATAATGGAAACACAAGTTCAGAAATTGTTAGTTTTCAACTTGTTTTTAATATTATTAGATCTAGTATATGGAATGGTACAGGACCATTCTACGTTTTCAATACCTATGAAACTGCATTAAAATTTAGTTTAACTAATTTAAAACGTTATATTAATCCTGATGACTGGAAAAATGATAATATTACTCCAAATGTAATAAGAGTAGTATTATTTTATGATTCACTAAAAGGATTATTAAATTCAAAAAAAGACAAAGAAGCCCCTTTTAGCGATGTAGAATTAATCAAGTTAAAAGATAAAACTTTGTCTAAAGAAAAAAAAAATAAAATTAAAAATTATAGAAGAATAAAAGATTTTGAAGGCAATTGGACAGTCAATAATGATGCGGTGTTTGTAGGTAATATTGTGGAAAATAATAAGATTGTATTTGAGGGGTTTAATATTACGGTAAAAGACAACGCAAATATAGTAATCATGAGCTATAGTGATATTAATAAAAATACAGAAAGTATTTATTAATAATATAAATTGAAATATAATAAAGTGTTTTGATGATTAATAACAATGGAATCACGTTTGAATAAGAAAGCTGAAACGTATATTGCCGAAATTAAAACTGAACTCATAAAGAAGGTATCTGAACTTAAGAATGACAACACAGAAGATAAAATCAATGATATAATTATATATTTAAACTCAACAAGACCTATGGAAATTACTAAAGAAGATTTTATGAAACGAAAACGTACCAAGAATAGCGTATCGCTGTCTGACCGATGCATTGCAAAACGCGCAAATGGTGAACAATGTTCTCGACGTAAAAAAAGTAGTTGCAGCTATTGTGGAACTCATATTAAAGGCGTCCCGCATGGCGTGGTAAATTTAAATGAAACTAATGTAGTATCACATAAGGAGGTATGGTGTGAAGATATAGGAGGCATTTTACAATATATTGATAACGATGGAAACATATATAAGCATGAAGAAGTTATGAATAATGTTGTTAATCCATCAATTATTGGAAAATATGAAATTATCGACGGAAAGTATAGTATTAAAAATGTATAGTATAAATTGATATATTAATTTATTAATTTATACTATGAATAGTGATATAAAGAATTTTTTAAACAGAATAGGATTGCCATTTGATGACGATAATGAATTAGAAGATCAAATTGTACCAAGAGACATGTTCCTTGATCAAGATATATATAAAGAACTCTACTCGGAGATACCAATCCTAAAAAGTTATCTAAAATCCTCTAGCAATACATGCTTACATAAAAATGCCGAAGCCAATCAGCGATGGCCTTTACTAAATATTACACGGCAAATATTAAAAAATTACAACTATAAAATGATACCTATAAGAAAAGCAGAAGGATACACCGAAGATGGTGCTAAAATCTATAAACGATATTTTATAATAGCAAAATATAATACTAAACAAAATATCACAGAAATGGATATCACTGAAACAGATATCACAGAAACAGATATCACAGAAACAGATATCACAGAAACAGATATCATAGAATGCGATATTTCATATAATGAATTATAAAATAATTAATTAATGAGAATATTATTAATTTTATCCTTATTAACTAATTCTTTCGCATTTAATACATTTTCATTGCATCATTTAAAAAAACAACCTTTGATAATCAATAAAAAAATACATACTTTATTGAATGATAAATTATTAAATCCGCCAAATAATACACTTGTTACAACAGCAATTTCTACCATAGCATTTCATGGATTTACAGACGTATTTCACGACAAACTAATAATAACAAGAAATTATATCATTAGCTTCTTAACTTTATATAAAATTAAACCAGTATATAGATTTTATATATTGGTGTTGTTTTCTGTATATCATATACGCAAAGATATAGGATTAAATAATTCTTTAATTCTTCATATAATATGGTTTTTTAAACCATGGTTATCTGTGTTTTATTTATCTTGCATTCATGTCCCACTGCATTATATATCATATTTTAAAGATGGGTATAATACTTTTTTATTTTTTATATATTTTTTTAGTTTAGTTATAGGGATAGTTATACCTCCATCTTATATAATAAATAATCAAACATTATGGTGGTTATGGTTGGTAATAGGACATATATTAAATGTAAATTAAAATGTATTATTATATAAATGAGAATAGCTAAATTATCTTTATCTCTTTTCCTTGTTCCTTACATGTGTATTAATTCATTGAAATATACGCGTGGTTATGTAAGTATGAAAACAAAGAATATAAATTCTAATTTATATTTACCTAAAAACGACAATCAATGTTTATATGTTAAAAAGTTACAGGATAGAGATACTGATTTAATAATAGGCGTAGGACCTGCCGGTACTGGAAAAACGTTATTCCCGTGCCAAGAAGCAGTACATCAACTTATACATAATGATAAGAAAATAGTTATGACAAGACCAATGGTCTCAGTAAATGAAGACATAGGATTTCTTCCGGGTAATATAAATAAAAAGATGGATCCATGGGTCAGACCGCTATTGGATATATTGGAAGAATACTATACACCTCCACAAGTTGAAAATTTATTGAAATATAAAAAAATAGAGATTGTGCCATTAGGGTTTATGCGTGGTAGAACCTTTAAAAATAGTTTTATAATAGGAGATGAAATGCAGAACGCTACACCTGAACAGATGTTGATGCTACTTACAAGAATAGGGAGCGGTTCAAAAATGGTACTTACAGGCGATTTGGCACAATCAGATGTATATGGGAGCGGTTTAAATGATGTATTAAACAAATTAGAAAACTATTATCATGATGATATTGAAATAATGTATGATGACGGAATATCTATCATAAGATTCAATAACAATGATATTCTACGCCATAAATTTGTCTCTAAAATAATTGATATATATGATTAATGTTCAAATACTAATTCAATAGGACAATGATCGGAACCCAGTATCTCGGGACGTATCGTGGATTCCTTAATCTCACTATTAATATTATTACAGGCGAGGAAGTAATCAATGCGCCATCCTTTATTATTTAATCGTAGAGTTGGATTACGCTGGTCCCAATAGGTATAATGATTAGGTTCTTTACAAAATTTTCTAAAACAATCGGTGTATCCTGTTTCTAAAAGTCTTTGAAACCCTTCCCTTTCTGCATCAAGAAACCCAGGAGACTTATTGCGATTGCTGTTAGGATTGTGAATATCTATTTCTTTATGTGCTACATTGAAATCGCCGCATAGAATAGTCTTTTTACGTGATTTGAGATCATTTACATAGTCTTTAAACGTGGGGTCCCATACCTCTGTGCGAAATTTAAATCTCTCTGAATTAGGTCTTTGTGAATTTGGTGTATACACCGTAAGTATAATATAATCTTCGAATTCTAGTGCGAGAGTGCGACCTTCTAAATCAATCTCCATAGGTTCTATAACTCTAATAGGTTGTTCCTTACACCATATAGAAGTACCACTGAGACCCTTTCTTTGTGTAATACCTTGTGTGGCATGCCAATATCTATGAGGATACATATTTTTTAATTCATCACTGAGTTTAACTTGAACTTCCTCTGCCTTAGTTTCTTGAAAGCACACTACATCATATTTATTGCATAACAGGAATTGTAGACCGCCCTTTTTAATACATGCGCGAATCCCAGCAACGTTCCAGGATAAAATGGTTGTTTTAGATTGTGTATCCATTTTGATACTATTAAAAAATAGTATAATGTTTTAAATCAATTTTATATTATCTCTTTTTTTTCATAGCATCAAGTTGCATCCAACCAGTTTGACAAGGTGTTAGCGAGAATTCTAGATTACCGTTCCAATAAGGTCTCAAGGCAGGTGGAAAATCAGGTGGACAAGGTTTAGAAACCATATTAATAATACGAGATCTTTCTTTCGTAACGTCATCATTGTCGAAATTTACTTGTTGATTATAGTTATTCATTTATTATAACTACATAATATGTTTGTCATTCAATTTAATATTAATTTGATTCTCGTATAATTGATAGAATTCTTGAATTCGGGTATATAGTTGTATTATTCCACGTCCAAAGTTGCTTCGGATTTCTTCCACAATAATTGCATGTATAATCGCTTGTTTTAATTACATTAGGTAATTCACAACGACAACATGAAAGTGTGCATTTTTTAGGTATTTTAGAAGTATATTTGCCACATATACAATTATCCTTTTTATCATTAATTATCCAAACACGTGGGTGTCTCGGATTGGTAAAAATATTAAACCCGGAAGATCTCCATCTTACAGTTTTAAGTATACGCTTTGTTTGTTTCCATTTTATTATGTTGTAAGTGTAAAGAAGCAATTCGTAGTGTATGGGTTGCCAACCGCAATTAAGTCTTTGATTGCTTATAAGACCATCATGATAATTAGCAATCATAGTTATTATTTCAATTGGTAAATATTTAAAGTTCATTATATCATTCAAAAATTTAGTGAATAATAATTGAAATCAATTTAATCGTCAATATGTATAATAAAGCAAATAGAATGCATGCGTAATAATAACTTTAATGAAAAATTTGATACATTGTATTAAAATTTGACAACTTGTTTATATAACTATAAACAACTATTTGTAAAATAAAAAGAATGTTATATATATATGAAACTAACAAAAAAATTAGTTAACACGGGTGGTAGCAAAAGTATACGCAGTAAGAGCAGAAGGTTTATAAAAAACCAACGCAGCTTTTCCCAGCACGGCGGCGAAGATGCTCGGCGCTCAAGGATGGCACGAGTACCAAGCAACCAACCCCACCAACCACACAACCGCCGCCAAACAATCAACAGCCGCCGCCAACCAGCCCGAACCGCCGCCAAGCAACCAACCGCCGCCAAGCAACCAGACACCAAGGCCGCGCGCAAGTCGGCGCCGGCGACCCGAGCACCAACCAAATTCAAACGAAAAACCAAGCTACCAACCGCCAACCAACCCACCCCACCAACCACCCAACCAACAAAACGCATTGGCGCGTCGTTGTCTGTCGAGGATGTCGTGCGAGATCACCTAAGAATAATGGCGCCACGCGCACACACCGATACCACCAATAACATGACTAAAAAACTCAACCTGTTCAAAAAAATGGATGATAATGGTATAGTGTTTAACACTATACAAAACTCAAATTATGTAGAAAGCACAGTTCTCTCTTTTGAGCTCAAGGCATTATCAGAATTAATTAATGCATCGGAATTATATTATCGCGTTAATATAAACAACTACAAGGAAAAATATTATAAAGCATTAGAAAAGAATTATAAATCATTAGAAGAGAATGAAATGACCCCGACATCTTTTAAAGATAATTATATGATTGACGGTTTCGACGGCATCCAAGAATTTAAGAAACAAGGTAATCCTGGTGTCAATGGACCAGGGAAAATAACATTATTAAAACTGTTAGATAATTTATTAGAAACATTATCAAGTAATCTAGAAGTTTATAAAAAGCGATTAGTTGATGAAGAGCAGCCGCGAATAAATAGATTAATAGATTATTTTCGTGATATTTATAAAGAGAAAGTGAGTAACGAAGACACTCTAGAGGCGAGCGAGGTCGCGGAAATTCTTAGAAGATGGAATATAATTTCTACGACAAATGTAGCGGTATTAATATTCCTTAACAAAGATAGAGGAATGTTTCTTCAAAATTATCATATAAAACAGGGTAATATAGTACGTATACGTAATTTATTGGAAAATCAGAAGATATTATTGATTCAGAATCAGCAAACATTTGCACATTCGGCACGAATGCGGGACGCACATAACGCCGTGGCGGGGACGGAGCACGAGCCTACATCAGATGAGTACGTGCCTACACCAGAGGAGATGCTTCGGTCCCCACAGGGGCCGCTGGGGGTAGCAGGAATAACCCCAGTCTATGACGAAAAAGGAAATCCACGGTAAGTAACTTTGAGGAGGCTCGGTACCTAGTAATCACCAGTTATTCTCGGAAAATATATCATAATAAAGGTAAAAATGCAAATAGAAAAATGCAAATAGAAATATGCGTAACATTATTTAATTTACAAACAACTATTTGTAAATTAAATTATCATATCATTGTTTTCGTCATGAGGGGGGGGAGGGAGAGTATATTTTCTTACACGAAAAGATGCTAGTAAACATCCACAAAAAGTACATCCACCCGCAATAATTCCAAGTATTTCTCCAATATATTCCCAGTCAATATTACTCATTTTTAAATATTAATAAATAAATAAAAATTGTTTCAATTTAATAAGGAAACCATGTAAAGAAATTACAATTCTTATTGTTGCAACATAAGCAAGGTTTATTATATTTATAGTTTTTTTTTGCCTTATTTCCACAAAAACATATAATGGTAGCAATATTGTAAATTTCATTAGAACCATCAAAACAGGGTCTACGAGCGTCTGGTCTATTATAGTGTAAGTCAGGTGTGTATACGAGATCATCAGCTATAACATGATTGTCAGTATTATCCATGTTATCATCATATCTATCATCATATCCATCATCACATTTCCTTCTTTCATTCAAATCAAATTTAGCATCACATTTTTTACACATATCAATCACATCTGAATGCTTTTGTTGTTGTAATGATATTGTTTCTATAATCTTTTTCATACTTGCGATATTTTTACGTAGACATTCATTTTGCCAGGCAAGTTTTCGTTCTTGGTGCGAATAAAATGGGCGATCCCAGTCTCCACGTGAACAAAATTTTTCAAAAACACAATTCTCTATAGAATAACACGATGTGTAGCTACCATCATTATTGCTAATATGAAATGTATATCCAAACCCAGTAATATTACCATTAGGATAAACCTGTGGTTTTAAAATACAATTTTTAATTTCGTATAAAATAGTATCGTAGTTTTTGGTATCCAATAAACTAATTAATGGACGAATTTTATGATATTCTAAATGAAAGTTATGTTTATTGACTAAATCAATTTCACTTTTCTCATTAGATTTAAATATTGATGTAAACCATTTTTCAGTGTTAAACGACTGTTCGGGAATTGGTGGGTACTCCATGATTATTTATTATTATTAGTATTAAAATTATTTATATTTCAATTTATTAAATAAAAAACGACTTATAAATTTAATAGTCATACTCGTAATCATAATCATAATAATCATGACGACGATTATACAGACCTTATAATCGTGTACACGACACAAACAAATGT